TATCACCACGAATGATTTTTTCTTTTAAATCATTTATTGGATTTTCCGAAATGATAAATTTCTTCAAAGCAGGATTGTATTGCTTAACTGTGTTTTTAGTTAAACCATTATATTGTTGTAATTGTAAGAAATCACCATCACTTGAAATAATCAAAATGTTTTCGTGCATGATGTGCCTAGGAACAAGTGTTCCGATAATGTCATCAGCCTCTGCACCCTCAACATCAATAACCTTGTATGGAAAGTTTTCTTTGAGTTCTTGCTTAAATTTGGAAAGCATGTCAAAGATTAGATGCCAATCCAAGTCAGACTTTTCACGGGACTTTTTTCGGCCGGCTTTATAGAAAGGGAAAAATTCCTTGCGCCAGTACTTACGGTTATCAGAACACATCACAACCTCACCATACTCTTTACGAAAACTCTTCAGGTGAGTCCTGATGATGTTTAGAATCATATGTCGAATGAGGTCCTCTTCCAATTTTGCTCCCTTTCGGCCAGCAATTTGTGCCATCAATCCGGACAACAGGACTTGGTTCAAGTCAACGAGAATCATAATATCTTTCGGGTTTAAATAAGAATATTTTACATCATACTGTTGAACTTGTCAAGCGCATCGGTCATAAAAATGTCGGAGGTTGTTGTTTTCTTCGCAACCAAACCAAACCAGCCACTTGGAATTAAACCTGAGATGTATTCCCTTGGATCAGATAACACTGCATCAAAATGATCTAGATTATCTACATTGCCGGATTCTTCATTACACTTAAACAATAATATGTGCCACATAGAACCATTTTCTGTGGCATTTACGGGTATTCCTGGTGTTTTATATTTACTTGATTTGATATGTATACTTTCATCATCTTCACTGTCAGGTAAAAAGAACAGAGCATCATAATCATCAATATCTTCCAAAAAATCTAACATTGTAATCCTTTAATGTGTGATTTTCTAACTCGTACCATAATCCACGAATTATAGTAATCATCACTTTCCAAAACACCATTTATAAATTGTTCTTTTGCTTCCAAATAACCACATTCACCTTTTGATTTACACAGGTGTATTATTTCTCTGGTAAAGTTTTCCTTGCCATTCAAAGTTACATCTTTTTTCAGTTCTTCGTTTGAACCATAATATATTTGCCAATTGCTGGCCACTTTGAGTTTCTTTTTCTTGCCGTTGACCTGTTTGGTCTTGACCGCATAGAAGAATTTTTTACCGATATATTTTTTACCTGTAACATGACTGGTGATGATATATACAAATCCGTAATTCTCACCAATCATGTCTTCTGTGAAATCTATAAAGTTATGTGTCCAATTTAATCCCATTTGTCTTCATCAGATTCATCATCTTCATCCTCATCGGTAGTTTCTTCTGAAAGTGAATCAATCAGTTCACCACAAAAAGGGCAATATTCAGGAAACTCTTCTGAGACTAGTTCATCAACGAAAATCAAATCGTAACTTGATTCGCAACTTGAGCACTCCGCTGTTATTGTTCTAGGTGTCATTTTTTCCCCTTATTTGTTTTTATCTTGCTCGTTGTATAACATCTTCTGACGGAGATTCTATTTGCCATTCATAACCTCTAGGAACAGCAGTCCAATTTGAGTTATGTTTTTTCCAAGCAAATCCAATACCCCAATCATCTTTAGTTTCTATAACATTATCTTCAACTGTCCAAATATCTCTACTTATAGCTTTCATAAATGCTTTTGGTCCTGGATGATAAGCCGTATCGTGTAATCCAACAATACCATTTTCACCAAGAATACTGGTGTACTCCCAATCATTTAAACATTGGTTGATACTATGCCAACCATCAATAAAGATGAAATCGAACTGGCGCCTTTGAACATTACACTTATCAAATATCTCATTGATGAAATTTATATTTTCGTGAATGTTTGAACTGCTATTCCTGATTGTGTATACATTTTTATCAACATCGTTCAAATAGTTTTTATCATCAGTATCAATACCAATATAAACAGTTTCTTTGTTTTTATTTTCTAAAAGAACATTGGTGAACGATTCTGTACCGTTGCGACTTATTCCAATTTCCAGAATAGCTGAACAGTAATCCTTGACTCTTAAAAATCTTTCTTTAAAGACTTCTCGGTTAGCTTCAGTAACTTCTTTCCATCCATTGAAAGGTATTCTTGGGTCACCATCTTTGTTGTCCCAATCGCTATTTGTCCTAATGTCATAAGACAAATCTTCTTTCCATTTATCTACGCCCATACGTCACTCCAATCTCCACCCAAAGCTCCCTTTGCATAGTCTGTTGCTCTATTTTCAAAAAAGTTTGTGTGTGTCGGTGCATTAATCATTTCTTCTACCCAAGGTAATGGATTCTTCTTTACTTTGAAAATGCCTTTGAGACCAAGAGAAATTAATCTGCGGTCTGCTATGTATCTGATATACTTCTTTACATCTTCACTAGAAAGCCCAACCATAGCACCCATAGAAAATGCAAGGTCAATAAACTTGTCTTCTAAGTCAACCATCTTTTCTGCAATGCTATATATCTTCGATTTCAATTCATCGTTCCAAATCTCTTTGTTCTCTTCTATGTATGTGCGAAACAATTTAATCATTGATTCGGCGTGCATAGTTTCATCAACAATGGACCAAGTAACAATCTGACCCATACCTTTCATCTTACCTGTTCTTGGAAAATTCAACAACATAATGAAAGATGAGAACAATTGCATACCTTCAGTAAATGCTGAGAACACGGCTATATGTGTAGCTGTACTGGCCAGGTCGCCGTTCTGTAAACTAAGATCAAGCACATAATCATGTTTGTCTTTCATTTCTTGGTAATCCAAGAATTGATTATATGTTGTATCAGGTAAACCTAAAGTTTCGATTAGGTGTGAATATGCAGCAACATGTAGTGCCTCACGCGCAGCAAATCCCAACAACATCATACGGACTTCAGGTTGTGGGAAATATGGTAAATAGTTGTTTACATAACCGCCTGCAACATCGATATCACCTTGAGTGAAGAACCTAAAGATGTGTGTTAGGAACTGTTTCTCTTCTTTGGTGAGTTTCTTTTTCCAATCCTTCACATCTTCCATCATTGGCACCTCTGTGTGTAACCAATGTGATTGTTCGTGTTTTAACCATGCATCATACGCCCATGGATAGTTAAATGGTTTAAATGATGAACGGTCATCCGTCAGTCTAGAGCTTATCTTCTTAATCATTTCATCCCTCGCAAGCAATGCAATCGTTACCCTGAGCAACTTGAGTCATATCAAGCTCCTTAATAACTTGTCTTTCGATCTTCTTTGAAACTTTATCCGCTTTACCAATCTTTTCTGACCGGCAATAGTATAATGTTTTCAATCCTTTTTTCCATGCCATAAAATGTATTGCATGAAGATATTTAATGTGTGCATCAGGCCTGAAGAACAGATTCAGAGATTGGCCTTGGTCAATATACTGTTGTCTATCAGCAGCCAATTCTATAACCCAGCGTTGGTCAATCTCCATCGAGGTCTTAAATACAGCTTTATCATTTTCGCTCATCCAAGTTAGGTGCTGAACGGAACCATCATTTGCAATAATGGAAGACCAAATTTCATTCACCGCTTCTTGGTCGCAAGCCGACTCCGGATCACCATGTTGTAAATATTTAATGATAACTTTATCCAACCATTTGTTTTTTGTCAATGATGAACCACTCAATGTGTCTTGTCTATAAGCATTAGCGCGATACGGCTCAATAGAAGGGCTAGTATTGCCCATAATAATAGATGATGATGCATTTGGTGCAATGGCCATCAGATGACTAAATCGTTGACCAGTACCAACTGCATCTGGTGCTTCTCCACGGGAAAGTCCCAAAGATTTGTTAGCTTTATCTAAACCAGCTCGAATCTGTTTGAATATTTGTTTATTGACAATTTTGGCCATGACGCCCTCAAATGCAATGTTTTCTTTCTGTAGATAAGCATGAAAACCAAGAGCACCAACACCAATAGAACGCTCTCTCATAGCGGAATATTTTGCTCTAGATATGGAGTCTGGTGCATTGTCAATGAAGAACTGTAATACATTGTCTAACATCTCGGCCACATCTTCCAGAAACAATTCGTTGTCTTTCCATTCATCAAAGTATTCCAAATTCAATGAAGATAGGCAACAAACTGCGGTGCGTTTTTCATTTGTCGGTAGAATGATTTCTGAACACAAGTTGGATTGATGTACCTTTAATCCAAGGTCTTTTAAGTGTTGTGGTAAATGTTTATTGCTTGTATCTATGAAATGCAGATAAGGTTCACCTGTGTGCATACGCAATTCTAGAATTTGCTGCCATAGGTGTTTTGCAGATACAACTTCACGAATTTCACCGCTGTGTGGGTCTGTTAATTCCCAATCATCTTTGGCTTCAGGGTCAATCATGCAATTTTCAATAATTTGCATGAACTTATCATTTATATTTACACCATGATGTAAATTCATGCATCTTAAATTTTGGTCGCCTGTACTCTTACGCATCTCTAAGAAATTTGTAATATCTGGGTGAGAAATATCAAGATAAGCAGCATAACTACCACGGCGAGTCCTAC